CCTAAGCAAAACATCTCAAACTCTTTTACAATGTCTTCGGAGTCTTGGCTTATGTCTCTGCCTTGGTCGGCGAATTTCACCAAAATACGGTCGGTGATGATTTCGTTTTCCTCGTTTACGTAGGTAACTACGATGTTGAAGGGCTTGATGTCCAACAGAGAGCCGCCTGCTGCTTTTTCAAGGGTGCTTATCGAGGAGAATCTAAGCCCCAACGTACAGGTAAACTCTTTTTTGCCTACACTGTAACTGGTAGGTGTAAGGCAACCGAGTGAGTAGTTGCTTTTGTGGCTCTGCTTTACTTCGTAGGCTATCTTGGTAACTTCTAAGTTGAGGTCGCCAAACACCGACACTTGTACGTCGCCCGGTCCTATGGTCTTACCGTTTTTTACTATTATGCTCATAACTGTTAAAGTTTAAAATTGAAAATTGAAAGTTTAAAACTGAAAGTCTTAAATTTTCAATTTTCAATTTTCAATTAAATATTGGTTTTAAGGTTTATAGTTCCTTTGATTTCGTCGATGCAGCCTGTGGGTACCACCACAAACGATACTTTTAGCACTCGTGGTGTGGTTAAAAGGTCGCTGTTGGCATCAACGGTTGTTTTGCCGGCGGTGATAGTTCCTGCTGCCATCATACGTTCAAACACCGAATCGCCCACCGCCTCAAAGTATGCCGCCGTTGCCTTTGGCAGTTTGCCAGTTTCGGGGTCAACAGGTTGCGAACTCTTAACGTATGGCAAAAGTGCCGTGCGGAGGTCTCTCACGCATTTGTCTAACACTCTGCCGTAACTGATAGTGTGCTCGTTGAAATAGCCGTCTTTGTCTTTGATGGCGGGTGTGCAGGTGTAGTCGTTGTTCCAATAAAAGCCCGAAAGTCCGGCATAGTGTATACCGAAGATGTAGCCTTTGTCGTCCAACTGTTCCAACTGCGAATCCCATTCAGCAATGGTCTTGTGGTTGCTAAGTCCTGCCTGTAGCCATGCGCCTTTGGCAGCGTTGGCAATGTTGCCGCCCGACACCTCGCCAATGTTGCCGTTAACTTCGCGGTAAGCCAACGAACCGAGCATTGTGCCAATGTCGGCACGGTAGCGGCGCGGATCGTCGGCGGCTAAGCCATCAACGGCGGCATAGTCTTGACCAATGCACACCGACACTTTGAACGCTTCCAACGTTACACCTTCGGAAGGTTGCAAGTTTCTAAGGTCGGGTGCTTGACTTGCCGAAGGAGAATTGAACCTGCAACCCTCCAAGATTACTTGGCACGGGCGGAAGGTTTCAAAAGTCCAATCGTAAAACTCCTGCGCCTTGGCTATTGAGTTGTATACCTCTTGCGGCAAACCGTCTTTGTAGGTTATTTCGTCGCCTGTCTGGACACCAGCAACGGCAAGTATACGGATTTCGCCGTCAGAATCGGCAATCATTGTTTTTGCTTGTTCAAAACAGTCGCTCATCGCGCCGCTGTAAAGCCTTATGTAGAGAGTGTGTCCTTCGCCCGCAATACGGTAAAATTCCGAGATGTGGCGGTAAAGACTGCTGTTGGCGTTGTCGTAACTTTCTGTGATACCTAAGAGTTCTGCGTCTTCTATGCAGGTGAGTTTTTTTGTAGTATCGAGCGGCAAACCTATAATGTTCTTTGCGCTGTTGGCTGCTATTGCAGTCCCCGGCGATAATAAGCCGCAGACTGCATCAGCGTTGCCGATAACGCTTGCGCCAAGCGTGCCGCGTGTTATGTTTACTCCTTTAAGTGAGGGCATAGTTTAATTAGAAATTAGAAATTAGTAATTAACTGATTACAGGGGATACGGGGATTAACTGCCAAGAAAGGGAATCTATATCAATTGGCTCTTGAGAGTAAGTCGTATAATCTATATTATTCATAGGTGTAACTGTGTAGTCATCGTTTATAAGCCAAACAATTTCACCTCTAAAATAAATGTATTGATTTCCGTATGTATCAACAAAGAGAGTTAATGACATTGCATTAGTCTGACTTTTGCCTGTTCGTCCTAATTCCAATAAGCCCTCAAGATCTACGGTATCTGCCGCTTCATCGTTGTAACAGAGTTGTGTAACTACTAATGTGTCTGTGTCTTTTTCCCATTTGTAGGTGGCTGTATTTTTTGTGAATACATGTTTAAATATCTCTGGCATATTAGATATATCAAGGCTTTCTGAATACGCTATTGCATACAAAGAACCGTGATTAAAACTCATTAGATACACAGGAAAATCACCATCACTACCTATATTTAAGGTGTTGCTTGTTTGATAAATTTCTGTGCCATCTTTAAATACAATTGCTTTTGTACTGCTTGGGAGTGTGATTTTAGAACCCACCCTTTCATACATAAACCCTCTTGTATAATTTTCGTTGGTTTGACCGATGTATTGGACAATTTTACCCTCTGGGGCATCGGTGTAGGTGTCCAAGTCCTCAACTTGTTCCAAATAGTTGGATTGTGGTTCGGGTATTTGTTCGATGATTTCTTGTTTCATCTCTTGCAGCAAGCCCGTCAACGTTTTTGTATCGGTGATGCCTTGGAGGAACGATTCAATCTCCTGCCAACGGTTGATTGTTGTATCGGCAACGTCGGCACTCTCCAAAAAGCCTTTCACTTTGCTAACAAAAGCATATACCGTTGCATAATCACCGCTTAAAGCCGTAAACTTTTCAGCAAGTTCAGACACCGTTTCGCCTTCTTGTTTTCCAAGTATAGAAAGTATTTTTGCAATTGCACTTTCGTTTCTCTCTGCTGTATTGCTTGTGCTGGCAAGGTTGGTTTCTGCGTCTTCTATCCTTTTAGAAAGGTCTTGAATCACAGTTTTAGAGATTTCGCCTGTCTCTGGGTCGCGGACGGTTTCCAATATCGTATCAACGTCTTTGATAAAGTCTTCAAGGTTTTTCTTGTCGGCTTTTTGATCTATAACCTCGCCGATAGTTTCATCGGTGTCTCCGAGAGTTACTTGCGACATCGAGATTGTGTCGTCTTTGTGTACAAAACTTGCAAATGCGTTTGCAAAGTCGTTTTCTGTGGGGTACATCCCCTTTTTGAACCTGTTTTCGTTTTCGGTTCTGCTAATTTTTATTCCTGACATGATTTAATTAGAAATTAGAGATTAGAAATTAGAAATTAGAAATTAACTTTCAATTTTCAATTGTCAATTGTTAATTGTCAATTGTTACAGGTATTTCCATAGAACTGTCCCAATCTGCTTCGGGTGCGTAGTAAGTGCCAAAGCGAACCGAGGCAGAGAGTACCGAACCGTAGTATGCCGCCTTGTTTTCCTCGGCGTACACTTGAACTGGACCAAGGGCAAAAGCGTAGTCTCTTTTGTGCCATGCCACAGCGTGTATTTCGTTGCCTACGGTTGAGCGTTTCAAGATGTTAAGACCAAAGAGTTGACCAATAACGCCTGTCTGTGCGTTGGCAGATGCCAAGAAAGCATTGGTTTGTATTTCGGTAAGTTCTTTGAGTAGTTTTGCGTAACCTTCTGCATCGAGCAATACATAGCGGTCGCTTTCGGGATAGTTGCCTTTGTCGAATTTGTAAGCCGCTGTGCGCAATGCTGCAAGTACGCTCTTGCCAAGCAATACCTTGCTTGTAAGGTATTTGAGTGCGTGTTGTGCTACTGACTCGTTGATAGCGTCGGCTATCTGCTGAACTATAACACGGCGTTTGTCGTAACTAAGTTCTACATCTTCGGGATTGAAAAGTGCAATAGGGTCGCTTGTAAAATGGTGCATCTCTATTGTTTGTTCGGTGTCTGCCACACGTTTTACTTGTGCGGGCAATACTGTGCGGTCTACCTCTACGTTCACATTTTGCAATGCTACTGGTATGTGGATAGTTTTTGCGTCGGCAAATGCCGAATAGTCAGTACCTTTTTTTACAAAACTGTTGTCGGGTAAGAGCAATCCTTGAATGTCGTTTACCCAAATTTCTTTATTTAATGCCATTTTTTTATAAATTAGAAATTATAAATTAGAAATTAGAAATTTTTAATTATGAATTGTGAATTATGAATTTTCAATTATGAATTTTCAATTGTTAATTGTTAATGTATTCTTTTCCGAATTTCTCGAAAAACAATCTACGGAACTCTTCGGGGTTGACGGCTTTTAGGCGTTGGAGTTCGCCGGCGCGGTCAAGGTCGTCCCAAGTGCGTTGCGGTGTGCCGTTACTTTGTTTTAGCATGGTAGAGAGCGTGATTTGCGGCTGAGGTTCTGCCTTTGGTGAAGGTGCTATGCTCTCAAAAAGAGTGATAGTGTCTTTTGGATTTTGCAAGTAGAAAGCAAGGGCGATGCTTTTAACATCTTCTTTGATGATACCTTTTTCTACAAATGCGTTGATTGCAACCTCTGCCTCGTGATATTCGCGCTCGGCAAGGTCTTTTCTAAGTTCGTCAATCTGTGCTGAAAGGTCGGAAATGATGTCGTTTTTAGCGGCAAGTTCCGCCTGCAAATTGTCAATTGTCAATTGTGAATTGTCAATTGGTTTGTTGTTTTTGTTTGCTTCCATTTGATAAAAAAGTTTATTAAATTCGTTGATACTAAGTTTCTTTTGCTGTTTTTCGTCTTCATATACCACGAGGGCATTTTCATCAGCGGGAATGCTAACGATACTTGCCTCTAATAGTACACTGTTGGTGGCAGTGTCGATGCCTTTGGTTTGTGTTAGGTTCTTGATGACAATACCCATCGAACAACCTTTTATAAAGCCTTGTTTCATTTTTCGGGCTATCTCGGCGGCGAAAGGGTCTTCCATGTCAAAAACAGGTTCGGCTATCAATTGATCACCGAATATGTCAATGTTTTCCCATTTGCCTATTACCTGTAGCGGGTTGTGATTGTAAAGCATTACAGGGTTTTTCTTAAACCGTTCAAGGTCTATGCCCTTAACATCGGTTCTAAACCCGTAACTATTTATTGTTGTGCTATCGCATAAAACTACTTTCATTTAATTAGAAATTTGGAATTAGAAATTATGAATTGTGAATTATGAATTATGAATTATGAATTATCCATTGTCCATTTTCAATTTTTCATTGTTATAACATATTTTTCGCAAAGCCAAGCCACTACACTTGGCGGCAAAACTGCTCTTGGTTTGTAGCCAATACGGATTAATGTTTTACGGTTTTCTTTAATCCATTTGTCTAATGTCTGGCGACAAACCCCGGCGGCTTGTGCCAATTGTTCTCGTGTGGCTGCTTTGTAGTATAATTGTGTTTCCATTGTTTCATAATAGCCTTATAATACCCTTATAATAGGTTTTGGTTGTAGTTGTTAATCGTTTTATATTGTTGTTAACGCTCCGTTAAAGCACGTTTAAATGCCGTTTTATCTTTGCCCTATCAATTTCTAATTTCAAATTTCAAATTTCAAATTAATTGTATGGCAAAAGTAATCTTCACCTATCCAGTGCAAAGCATCAAAGGCAAAGTTGCCGACGGTCAGTATTTCAGCCAACGCAATGGCAAAAACCTAATGGCCGTTTACGATGCCGACAAAGTTAAAGGCAAAGAACCAACCGAGGCACAAACGGCTGCAAGAGAAAAATTTTCTACTGCCGCCACTGCTGCAAGAGAACTCTTAAAAGACAATGCCCAAAGAGCCGAACTTCAAAAAGCCTTTGTAAAAGCCGGTAGTCCCGGTACTCTTTTCGGTTGGGTATTCAAACAAGAATACGCCAAACTTTAACTTCTGAAAGCAAAATTATGGGGCTTTTCCCCCACTGCCAAAAAGGTGTGCAAGAGTTGCACGCCTTTTTTTTTGTCTTATTCCGCCGCCTTAACTTTGCAGTGTAATTAATATTTAAACACTATTTAAAATATGACTAAAGCAGAACGCGACGATGCTAAAAACCTCGCCAAAATACTTTATATGCAAGGCCTCCCAAACAAAGAGATTGCCGAAAAAATTAAGGTAAGCGAAACAAGCATCTCTAAATGGGTAAAAA